CTCCGGCTCGACGGGCGCGGCTTCGGCGGCGGGCTCCTCGACGGTGGGCTCCTCGGCGGGGGCGGGCTCCTCCACCTCCAGGGTGCCCCCCTGCGGCTCGGGGATGAAGTTCAGGGTCCAGTCCAGCCAGTCGGCCGAGTCGGTCTTGACCGAGGCCTTGTCCGCGATCGTCAGCTTCGCTCCGAAGCTGTAGAGGTCGTCGGTCGCGCTCTGGAGCAGGGCGACGTCGCGCGTGCCCTTGGCCTCTCCCTTCGTGTTCTTGATCGGCTTGAGCGACGCGGCGGTGCTCTTGACCGTGAAGGTCAGGGTGGTGGGGTCGTCGTCGCTCACGGCGAACGCAATCAGGGGAATCAGCTTGCTCACGGGTGCCTCCATGCAGGGCGGGTGTTCGGTTACGCTTCTCTTGTCGCGCTTCGCGAACCGGGTTGACGAAGTTGAGCTTTCAGCCGTTAAGCTTCTGCTCTCGTTCACCATCTATGAGAAGACGGTTTCTTTCGGGTGATCTTCGGTGGTCAAAGGGAGGAGATCTCGCCAGTCTGCAACCAGCGCCCATCGACGCGCTGGAGCGTGAGCATCTCCCCTGGCTGGATCTCGCAGAGCCCGATCTCTTCGGTCACCAGGGACACGGGGTGGGTCCCCCGCCTCAGCATCTTGAGGCTGGAGTCATACCACAGGACATAGCCTTCCACCACGCGAGGCGGCTTCCGATTCGGGGCTGGTGGGGGCGCAGGGCGCATGCTTCGCATCTTGGTCTCCCTCTACCTACGAAGTCGAGATCCAGCCACCCACGTGCCGAAACGGCAGGGTCAACTTCATTTCAAGCCAGTGGAGCAATGAAGCTTGGCGGGATTTTCACGGAAGGGACATCGGCACCGATGAGCGCGCGAAGCTCGGAGATCGCATCGATCTGCCGGGCCTCGGTCTCCGCCAGTTGAAGCATCCTTGCTCGCCCCAGGTTCCCGGGATCGGTTTTCCACGGAAGCTCAAGTACCCTGGTCGGGACCAGTAGCGAGAGCATCCGTGCGACCTGCTCCTGGCCTTCCCTCCCGGCGTCGTCGCCATCGAGGGCGACGATGACCTCGGAAGGCGAGGTGTCTGCGATCGCAATCGCCTGCTGGAGTGCAATCTTGCTCCCGAAGATCGGGATGGCGCCGGGGCCGTGCATCACTCCATCGACCGGCCCCTCCATCACGAAGACCCTGTCGCCGGGCCGGACGAGGTGGAGGCCCATCACGCAGTCCGCGGCGGTGGCGGCGCGGGGGACCTGCCGAAGGCCCCAGTCGCTGTGAAAGCACGTGCAGTCGGCTTCGTGGTTCTCCTGATTGCAGGACCGCGGGAGGTTCAGCACCTTCAGCTTCCCGCCGTCGAAGGGCTCGCGTGCGGTCCAGAAGACGATCGTGGCGTGGTCCCATACCGGGAAGAAGATCCGACCGCTCAAGAGCCTGTCGGCTTTGGTGCGCGTACGGTCGCCCAGGATGGTTCCGAGGCCGAAGGCCACCATGTGCTCCGGAGGGATCCCACGCCCGAGGAGGTAGTTGGCCTGGGTGTCCCGTAGCTCACGGACAAGCCCTGGAGCCAGCGGGGCCTCTGGGAGCAGCCTGTACGGATCGAACTCCTCCGCATCCTCCAGCTGCTCAACCGGCCCCACCTCTCGGATGGAGGCTCCGGTGGCGATCGTGGCAGCGGCTTCGAAGAGCCCGCAGCCGGAGATCCCGGCGATGAGGATCGTTGGCTTCCATCCCTTGAACTTGCACGTGAAGCAGCGCCATGCCTTGCGGGACACGTTCACCGCCAGCTTTGGCTTCGCGCAGAATGGGCAGTCGAGGATGTACTCCGACCCCGTCGCGCTCACGACCGCCGCGTTCCGCTTCAGCCAGGAAGCAAGATCGAACCTCTGCTCCTCTGGGGTCAGCGGAAGTGTTCGAGCACGACGTCCCATTGTATTTCAGAGCCCAGCTTCGAAGGTGATCAGCTCACTGCGGATTTCTGTGACACAGCAGGGGTCGCAGAAATCAAAACCACGTCATTTTCTTCGGGGCGACCCGGGTCGGCTGACGATTCATGGTCAGCCACTCCTCGGTGTCCCCGAAGCTCCGCTTGGTGCCTCGGCGGGTGTGAGCGACGTCCACATGGTGCCAGCCAGGAATGTCGATCTTCACCGCCTCACTGATCGCCACCAGGGCCCCGAAGTCCGCCCAACGCCTCGCCACATCCACCACCTGATCCCGAGGGAACTCGTTCAGGTAGCCGGTGGTGTCGACGTACGGAGGGTCGATGTAGACCACGCACCCTTCAGGGTCGTCGCACACATCCTTCGGTTCCACGTCGAAGGCCGAAGCCTCCACGACACAGGGGTTCTTGCGAGCAAGCGCCAGCTCCTGCTGCCGGTGGTCTCGACTTTCGGATAGGTACTCCTTGGTCCGGAGGTGGTCGAAGAGGCTCTTGGTTTGCCAGCGATCGGTTCCATCGCACCACTCGCAAACTTCTTCGTCGCCTTTGCCGTCGCCCGGCTCATGTCCTTCCTCATCCGCCAACGAAGGGCAGGGGATCCATGAGCGAAGGATCTCGGCCACGCGCTCGCAGCCCGTGGGCTCAGTGAGCACGGTCCAGATCCGCGCCCACGGGCCGGGCTCGACCATCACCACCCGGTCAGCGCCCTGCCCGGGCTTGAGCCCCAGAGCGGCGAGGACAGCGGCTCCGTATCCGACCTTCGACCCCATGTAGGAGACCGGAGGCTTCGCGTTCGGTCCTCCCAGGAGACGAAGGCCGACGGCGAAGGACCCGGTGCAGAGTTCGATGTAGGTGGTGGGCCGCGCCGTAGGCGCTCGGGTCCAGGGCAGCGAACCGAGGTCTTCGACCTTGGTGATCAGTGAGCCCATCTTGTCGAGTGGCTGGCCGTCGGCACCATCGCCTGGGATGCAGCAGTACGGATCCCAGGGCTTCCCCGAGAAGGAACGGTCCTGCTGGAACAGGAGCGAGGCCGCTTGCTCATCTCTCCAAGGGAAATCCGCCATCTCTTCAATCCTCCTTGCAAGGGAAGCCAGGGTCAGGAGCTTCGGAACTCCGGCGCCGGTCTTGTCGTATTGGTCGAGCACGCAGCCCTGCTTGTCGCTCCAGGGAGGGACTCCCACGATGCTCCGAACAGAGCGGAAGAGGAGCGAGGCCACCTCATGCTCAGTCGTCTCCACCGCTCGGCTCCTTCATGGGGATCTCCAGGCCGATCTCGCAGAAGGTCCCCTTCGGGTAGTTGGTCTTCACCTTGACGAGGACGCCGTCCTCATCGTCTCGGTACTTGCCGAGGAAGACTCGCGCCTCTTCGTCGCCCTTCTCATCGAGCGTCCGGTTCAACGAGATGATCACGTCGCAGATCCGGATCTTCTCGTAGCAGTCCGCGATGTCGCGGGGCTTGAGGACGTGCTCCTTCGTGTCGGCGCCTGCGGTTGGGCGGACGGCCTGCGAGGGCGCACACACCGCGTAGCCGTGGTGGCCCGGGCCCTCGATCTTCTCCGCCAGGGTCTTGAGCTTGCGGAAGCTTTCCTTCTGCTTGGTGCGCTCGTCGTCGCCCGGGGACCACACCAGATCGCCGTAGTCCACCACGATCAAGTCTGGGCGCCAGCCCTTGGTCCGCCGAAGCTCATCGATCTCGGCCAGGATGTCGTCGTACGTGACCCTCCACTCGGTCTTCCGATCCGAGAAGCCGCGGATCACCAGACCCTCCCGCATCGACTGATATTCGAGGTGAAGGCGGTGAAGGACTTCCGAGGTGAACTGCCCGACCCGGGTCTCCCGGTAGATCGTGTCCGCCCACCGGGCCTCGTATCGGTCTTCCGTCTTCCCGCGTCCGCCCTCCAGCACGAAGTGGAGCACCCTGCGCCGCATGCGGGCGCCGATGAAGCCCCGGTGCACACACCAGAAGGTCTTCCCGATGCCGGAGTAGGACATCACCGATTCGAGTTCGCCGTAGTGCAGCCCGCCGTTCATGGCGCGGTCGATGCGCTCGATTCCGCTCGGGAAGTAGTCGTTCCCGCTCGCGGCGAAGGCCCGTCGTTCCTGCCGCTCTCCGAAGTCTTCGAAAAACCAGCCCCGGTCCGCGCTCTCCAGCTGGATCTGCGCCATCTCCTCGATCTTCCCCATCATCAGGGTCCGAGCGCCTTCGACGTCGCCTTCGTTCCACTTCCCTCGCGCCGACTCGAACCCGGCCCGGAACAGCTGCTTCCGAGTCCACTCCACGATCTGGCCGCGGATGTAGTCGGACTCCCTCCAATCGGTCGTGGCGGCAAGGATGGCCTGGACACCGGCACGGGCGACCTCGTCGCTCAGCCGTGCTGCTTCAGTGCTCAGGATCAGCGCGGTGGGCGCCTCATGCTTCGAGAGCGCCTCCCAGGCCCAGGCCGATGGGGGGTCGGTGAACCCCAGCTGCCCGGTCTGCGTGAAGCGGAGGAGGAGGGCGCGGAGGCCGGGGTCATCAAGGCACGCCCGGATCAGCGACCGTTGGAAGCTAGACCCGAATGCTGCTTCGCCGTGCATCCGACTCCCTCTTTCCGCTGATGTGCGAAGGGAGGGTCAGCTTGCAGCGGACGGCCATCCGGCAGGTCCCGCAGATCTTACTCCGAGGGTTCCAGCCAAGGGTCAACGTGGCGGATGAAGCCATACACACGTCGGGCGTCGCTACCAGCGCCCGCTTCGCGGCTTCTGATAGATGAGTGACCTCGACGCCGTCGCGAGAGATGTCGGCTTGGCAGCGGGCGGAGAGCACAGCTTGGCTCAGGTCCCGGGCGGCGTTCTCCGCCCCGAACTCATGGTGCCTCGCCAATGACTTCTCGCTCGCCATGCTACTCAACCTCACGCTGTGGCGCCCTCGCCTCGCGGCGAACTGGCTTCGAATCCACAGCCTGGGGTCAAGGTTATGCCTTCGCACGAAGGCAGCAACCTTCGAAGCATCTCTCATGACAGCGGGGGTCGGGGAAAGCTCACGGTGGGATCCGACGATGGCGGACCGCTCCGCGTTGTAGATGTTGACGATCTCGTAGGCGAGCGGGAGCCCCACGCTAGTCGAACTTCGGCTGGTCGCCGCGATTCGACACGTGGACGCGCTTGGCGGGCTCGGGGTCCGGCGAAGCATCCCGAAGGACGCTCATCGCCAGATCGCCCTGGCGTTGGCCCCGGTAGTCCCCGACACCTCCCACGAAGACCCGGTCGTCCGCGCCGTTCGGGATGGCCGTGACCCCCTCATGGAAGCACTGCTCTTCGTAGCCCAAGAGCATCTCCTGAAGCCTGGGGAGCAGGGGTCCGTCGACGGCCCGGAGCAGCTGCTCGACCCGGAGGAGGATGAACCCGTGGCCGCGGCTCGCCCAGAAGCGGCGGAGGCCGGTGGCGGTGAGTGCGGCGAGGCCGGAGGGGAGGAAGGTCTTCGTCCCTGCGCTGTTCAACTGCGGGGCCTCGGCGGGAACGGTGAAGCCGAGTTCCGACGCCTTGGTCAGGATCGCGGCGAGGGCGTCGTCCGGCTCTTCGGGGGTGTACCCCGCTTCAATCAGGGCGTTCCAAGCGGGCTCACCGAGCATGCGCTTCCAGGCATCAGGGGTCATGTGGTCACTCCGTGGAGCCATGTTCCGAGATCAGCGGGTTCGATCACGTCGGCCTGGAACGAGGGCTCACTCCGGTAGATCGCGAGCCGCTGCGCGGCTTGACGAACCAGGGTGTCCGAGTGGCCGTCTGCTCCATCCACAATGATCCCCTCGCGCTTGCCCGGCGATGCCGTAAGTACCCGGAAGAAGTCCTGAACTACCTTGACCCGCGACCTCCCGCCAGCAGCATAGACCAAGGCGTCCGCCGCGGGGACATCGACCCCCTCCCCGATCACCGAGGTCCCGACAACAGCGGAGATCTTCCGCTGCTCCAGGGCATCGAGGGCCTGACGGACCGTGATTTCGGACTGCCCGTCGACCTGCATGGAGTTCGGGATCATGTTCGCGAGGTGCTTCGCATGGGCGATCTCCTTCGTGAGTACCAGCGTCCTGCGGCCGGTTGCGGCCAGAAGCCGGGTTGCCCGTGCGAGCGCCTCGTTCCGGCCCCGGTGCCTCACCACACCTTCGCGGTAGGCCTCTTTCCCAGAGGGGGCCCAGCCGGGGATCTTCAGCATCGCCACCTTGGCTGGGACGAGGACGCCTTTGCCGATCATCTCCCCTACCTCACGCCGGAAGATCGATCTGGCCAGGACACCATGCATCACCATGTCCCGGCCGTCGGCGCGGAAGTGGGTCCCGGTGAGCCCGTAGCGGTAGAAGGCATTCACCGCGGCCTTGCTCACCGCGAGGTAGATGTCCGCGGCGGCGTGGTGATACTCGTCAATGAAAAGCACCTTCCGACTGCTCAGGCCCTCGATCCCTCCGTAGCCCTTCGCCTTCGAACCAGCGGCGGTGCCGGGGGGCATCACCCAGACCATCGCCCCCCTCATGATCCGCTTCCTCTTGGCGGACAGCGAGCTTCCTCCGGTGGTGATCGGGAAGACGGAATTCTTGGGGAGCCACTCCAGAAGGGAAGCCGCGGTCTGCCTCACCAGCTCGCGGCGGGGGGTGATGTAGATCGTCGGAAGCCCAAGGCGCTGGATCACCGCCGCGGCGATCCGGGTCTTCCCACTCCGGGGCGGAAGGTCGATCACCCCGCGCTGTTGGCGAAGCATCGTGTCGACCGCCTCCTGCTGGAAGTCCCAGAGCGGCGGTGCGCTTCCGACCGGAGCGGCGGGGGCGATGTGAGTCCGCACATCAACGATCTTCGCGGTGTGGCCGAGTCGCCAAAGGGCTCGTTGTACGTGAAGCAGGAGCCCAGCCGAAAACCGACCTTCGACGTCCATGAGGGGGATCCACCCGCTCCACGTTCCGCGCTGGCGAAGCACCTGCTCCAGGGCCTGCTTCGTGAGTGTCTCCGGGGTCACGTGGTACTTGCGAAGCTGATGGCCGATGTGCTGCCACACCAGCATCAGATCCTCGTTCCCACCCCTTCGCCCGTGGTCACGGAAGAAGGCCTTGATCACTGCCTGTGCCCTGGGTGGCGGGAGCTTCACTGGCGAGTAGGACACCATGTCCCTCGCCTTCGAGATCACATACCCAGGGGCGATCAGCCTCCCCACGGTGTTGTCGAGTGCGATCTCGTAGATCATCTGGCCTCCGACTGGAGGGCGGGCTCGTCCCGCCGTCCTGAACGCTGTCGTCTCGGTAGCTCTCGTCTCACAGCTATCGTCTCGCTCCTATAGAAAGGATGGGGAAAGGATGTTCCCCTAATAGGGGAAATCATGTTCCCCTATTGGGGAAAGGATGTTCCCCTTTGAGAAGCTCAGCCACCTCGGCGTCCCACCGTGCTTCTGCCGCCAGATTGACGGCTTCGATCAGCGGAGTCAGGTCATAGATGTTTGTGGTGCCTTCGGTGCGGACGCGCACGTATCCCTTCGCTTTGAGGGACTGAACGATCTGCTTCACACGGCGACGGGAGAGCCCCAACCACTCGGCCAGGGAAGACTGCCTCACCCGAATCTCTGCGATCCCAGCGTCCTGCCGGATCTCGTTGAAGAGGTGAGTGAGAATCTGCCACTCCGAGGGCGTGACCTTCGGATCGAGCCGACCGATGTACCGGATAGCGATGCGGGGGATGATCGCGAAGCTTCGTCCTGCGGGGCCGAAGATCGCCTCTGCTTTGCCTGCTCCGGCCACTGGACTCCATCCGGATCAAGAGAGACCCGGATGTAGTGTCGTACTAGCGCTCCGTTGGCGACGGAGCGGGCGCTGGTTCGGGCTCTACGGCCTTCAACCGTTCAGCGAGGGCCCGGACGACGATTCGGCGCTGGCTCACCAACCTCGCGGCGCTGTCGTCGTCATCTCCTCGCGTGGGCACGCAGTCAGGTCCGGCCGAGTCGTCGTCGTCCGAAGCCGAATCATCATCGTCGCCACAGACCGGAGGGGTTGCGGACTCGGGAACGTGGATCTGTTGGAGGAGAAGAAGGAGGTCGTCTGCGCTGTCTTTGGCCCGTTGCTCCGGAGCTTCTTCCGCTCCAGCCATCGGAAGGATGAGGAGCAAGAGCATCACGGCCACGATCGCAGGTTTCATCGCACACTCCGCCCCGACCCTTGTACAGACCGTAGCATCGGTATTGCGCTACTGGCGAGGGTGTGCGTTGTTGACGATGTCGTAGATCTGGTCGAGTGTCTCGCCCTGATCCTTCAGTTCCTTCTTCACGTGCTCTTCGAGGTTCGTGGTCCTCGCTTCGAGCAGCGTCAGCCGGTCCGTGGTGTTGTTGTAGAAGGCAACCGCACCGACGACCAAGGCCACCAGCAGCGATGCGGTCACGGAAGCCCAGATTCCGAGGAAGACCTTCGCTGGGATGCGGACCCCGGTGGAGGGCTGCGGGGCCGGGCCCCCGGGAGCGGTAGTACCTTCAGACATCGATGACCCCTACGACGGCGCAGGCGGCGGGGGCGGTGGCCTCGATTCCGACTGCGGGTCAGGCTCTAGATGTACACCTGAGACCAGGGCCCCGTCAACCGAAGCCGGGCCGTTCTGTCCTGGCTTCACGCGCTGCCCGAGGGGGCGCTGCATGTCGGTCACCCCCAGCCCACCCAGAGCGCCGTAGATCGTGTACTGCGTGGTTCCACTGATCTCGATGCCGTACTGCCGGAGGGCTTCGAACACGAGAGCGAAGAAGATGATCAGCGCGGTGATCGCCACCCGGGTCGAACCGAGCCGGGCCACGTTGCCGGGGATGTCCTTCGGGTCGATGTCTGCGGGCTCCAGGGCCTTCCCTGCCGCGTCCGCAATCGCCTTCACCATCTCAGGAGTGATCTGCATCAGCTGAATCCCTTCAAGCACATGATCCACATCCGGTCGGGATCCGCCTTCGCAAAGGTACCACCCGCCTCCGCCCAAACCTCGATATGGACCACGTTCGCGGTCTGCCCGGTGGGGAACGCGGTCCAGGCCTCCGGTCCGTTGTTCCCCACCTGAACGAAGATGCAGGCGTTCGGGGACAGGTTTTCATCGAAGTTGACGATGTAGTCGCCAGCAGCAGTCCGCGAGATCGGTGGCGTGCCGCCTGTTTCGAGGTTGTACTGCGACACCACGCCCGGCAGCGCTGCGCTCATGTTGTTGAACTGACCGAAGGCCACGACGAGGCACTCGTTCCAGATCTTGTCCATGTCGTCCGCGACCACGGCGCCCGCCGCGGGTGCCGGAGCGAGGGAGCGGAGGAAGGACCCAGCGCCCGCACTGATCCCCCCGCTGATGGAGTTGATGAGCGCTCCAGTCGAAGTGAGTCCGGCCGCGAAGTCCATCTGGTGGGCGACAGCGATCCCCGCCGCGACCACCTTCTCCGCGATGGTCGCCACCTCCAAGAGGGTCTGCTTCAGCGGCGAGCCGTGAGGGTCCTCGTCGTCCGCGATGTGGGCGGCGATGGCTCCGAGGTTCGTGGCGGCGGTGGTGTACCACTCGGTTCCGGTGATGTCCTTCAGCTGACGGCGAACAGCGTGAAT